GGTGAAGACCTGCAGACAAACTGGCTGACCGAGTACGCACCGGACCTTCTATTGTACGCGTGCCTTCTGGAAGCGGCTCCGTTCTTGAAGAACGACGAGCGAATCCCGACGTGGCAGGCCATGTACGACCGTGCAGCCAAGGCACTCGCCGGGGAAAACAGCGGAAAGGTGCTCGACAGAAACGCTAACCGGAACGACGCATAATGACTATATACACCGACACTTTTGGTGGTGCAAACATATACCCCAGCGAAATCAGTTACAGCGCGGTGACGCTTTCCGCCGACGTCGTGCTGAACTGGCCGGAGGAGACTTCCGAAAGCGACAACCTCGCCACGAAGATTATTGACGTTACGCCGGCTTCCGCAGGTCTGTCCATCACGCTGCCAGACGCCACCAAGAGCGGCACAGGTAACACAATACTCTTCAACAATAAGGGTGCATACACTTGTACCATTTACGACGCAGACGCGGTGCAGGTCGGCACAATTGCCAGCGGCACGCTCTGGCAGGTCTACCTGACGAGCAACACAACCGAAGCAGGTACGTGGAGCTTTTTGCAGTACGGTGCTGCCACTTCGACAGCCAACGCCAGCGCACTGGCAGGTACAGGCATCAAAGCAGTCGGAACACTGCTCAGTCAGTCAGTCCCTGTGACGGAGTTCAACAGCGACTACACGGCAGGCGTCAACGACAGGGCGAAGTTTTACAACTGGACTTCTTCCGGCGCAGGCGTACTGACGTTGCCTGACCCGACTGTAGTGGCCAATAACTGGTTCATGTACCTCCGCAACAGCGGTGACGGAAATATCGTGGCTACAGCTCCAGGCGTCACTACCATTGACGACGAGACAACGCTGGCGTTCCAGCCGGGTGAGTCGGCAATTATCGCCAGTGACGGCACCAACTACTACACCATCGGTTACGGTCAGCCGGCAGACTTTGCATTCGATTACACGGTCATTGACGTCAGCGGCACCGGCACATATACGCTTACTGGGACTGAACTCAACAGGATTGTGTATAGGTTCACCGGAGTTCTCACCGGTGACAGAGATGTTGTGGTGCCTGACACCGTGCAGCAGTACTGGGTGGATAACCAGACAACCGGCAGCTACATACTCACAATCACCACAGCAGCAGGCGCAGGCGTTACAATCGCCGCAGGACAGCGGGCGATATTCTACTGCGATGGCACCGACGTCGTAGACGCTGACTCATCTACCCTCTCGCTCCCTATGGCAGTGAACCAAGGTGGCACGGGTGCTATAACCGCCGGTGGTGCGCTGATCAATCTCGGCGGCACTTCTGTCGGAATCGCGCTCTTCACTGCAGTCGACGAAGCGGCTGCATGGGCGACACTTGGTCCTGCTCAAGCAGGTAACGTTGACGGGGGTACATTCTGATGCCTGAGGCAACCGTGGTCCTGCGCTCTGAGCCCGGCATCAAGCGTGATGGGACCAAATTCGAGGGCAACAACTACACTGATGGACAGTGGGTGCGGTTCCAGCGCGGGCTGCCGCGTAAGATTGGAGGGTATAAGTCGACGCAAAAGTATCTGACCGAACAGAGTAGCGGGTTCAGCACTTTCACGCAGCAACGGTGCGTCTACTGCCACAGCGGCAGTGCCAACACGTTGGAGAGGTTCACGATTGACAACACTGGCAACAGCAGCATCATCAGCGACAGGACTCCCTTGGCAATTGCGGCTACAGGCACAGTGACGCTAGCAAGTGGTGCATCAGGGTCGGTTGACAGCATCACCGTGGATGGCGTAGAGATTATGAGTGGTGCAGAGGCATTCGATACAGACTTGCCGACGACAGCCACCAACGTAGCCGACAACATCACCGCAGCGGCTCTTGGTTACTCGGCGACGGCAGTTGGTGCCGTAATTACCATTGAAGCCGACACAGCGGGCATGACGCAAAACGGTCTTGTTGTGGTCTCAACGGCAACCACCATCACCACGTCCGACACCGATATGGCTGGTGGCAGTGATGCGTTGATTGACAGCGACGAGAATATGTGGATGTTCGACTACCAGTACGACAGTTCAACCAGCCAGAACTACATGTTCGCACACGTGGCGCCGAACCTAAGCTGCATAAGCAACTCGCAAAATGGTCAGATTTTTTTCGGTGAAGTGCTTGGTACAGACCCGCTCACAAGCGTACAGCTCCCGCCAGACGCCAATGCCACAGGCGGCGTGGTCTCGCTTCACCCGTACTTGGTCTACTACGGCACAGACGGTATCGTCGGATGGAGCAAAGCTGGTGAACCTACGAATCTGACGGACTTGTCCGGCGGTGCAGGTCTTGCTCGCGTCTGGGGGTCGAAGATTATTAAGGGCATGTCGCTTAGGGCTGGAGCAGGTTCTGCTCCGGCAGGCATCTTCTGGGCGTGGGATGCTGTCATTCGCATGACATTCACAGGTGGCACCACGGTATTCCAGTTCGACGTTATCGCCAGCGACACGTCACTCATATCCCCCAACGCTGTCGTCGACTATGACGGCGTTTATTTTTGGGCTGGCGTTGACCGATTCTTGATGTTTAATGGAGTGGTCAGGGAAGTGCCTAACGTCATGAACCTCAACTGGTTCTTTGATGGACTCAACCAGCGGCAGCGGGCCAAGGTGTTTGCGTTCAAGAACCCTCGGTATGGAGAGATATGGTGGTGCTACCCTAGAGGCAAAGCTGAAGAGTGTACTCATGCGGTCGTCTACAATGTCCGTGAGAACTCATGGTACGACACCGAACTCCCGAACGGGGGCAGGGCTTCCGGACAGTTCAACAACAGTTTTGCGGCTCCGATGCTTACTGGCACTCTCGGCACCAGCGGTGACTATCGGGTCTGGGTGCATGAGCACGGCGTTGATGAGATTGACGGACCGACCATCAACCCGATTCGCAGTTACTTTGAGACCGCTGACTTGTCAAGTCTGGCGCAGGGGCAGAACGCAGGTATGCGTATCAGCCGGATTGAACCTGATTTCGTGCAGAGCGGACCGATGTCCGTGCAGGTCGCTGGCAGAGCCAACGCAAGGGCGCAGGAAGTCTACAGCAGCAACTTCACTTTCCCGGAATCAGCCAGCACTCCCGCCGAACAGATTGTGATGATGAAGGAGCAGAGGCGTGAACTAAGGGTGCGCTTTGAGTCGAACGCCGTCAATGGCGACTATCAGATGGGGCAGATAATCGGACACGTAGGACCTGCAGACAAGACGGTGCTCGGATGACGCTGACGCAACCGACAGGCATGGGGCTCTTGGACTGGGCTGACCAGGTGTCGCTTGAACTCGGCGCACCACGGCTGCAGGATGAACTTGACTGGAAGGGATGGGGCGCACGGATTGCCTTGGCTGTACCGAGTATAGATGTACCAAGTCCGTACCAATTCGACAACTGGACAAACTGGGCAGAGAGATTCTGTCAGACTGTATGAGATACATTGGCTTTGAACGAGAGGAAGAAGCGGAGGCATGGGCTCGCCAGCGGCTTGAGCTTGACGCTCCGCCGAACTTTTTCCGTGCAATGTCGGCTGTCGACGAAAATGACGAGTTTGTTTGTGTCATTATTTTCACGAACTTCTCAATGATAAACGTCGACACAAACATCGTCATCGACTCCTCGAAGGTTCGCCCGAAGGAGTCAATCAAGATGTTCAACGAGGCGTTCGGGTTTTTGTTCGATAAGCTTCGCGTCCGGCGCACGACCGGGTTGTCGAAGGCGAGCAACAAGAAAGCCCACCGAATTATAGAACACTTCGGCTACAAGCTGGAGGGGGTGATGCGCAACGCATTGCCGGGTGATGAGGACCTGTTGGTATACGGGTTCCTCGCAGAAGAATTCCACAACCACAAATGGTACAACCATGGCGCTTAGAGACCAAATCATGCAGCTCGCCAGCCAAGACCCCAACCTGCAGAAAGCTGTAGACGCTATGGAGGCTCAGTTGGCCGGCACAAACCTCGTTCCCGAAGACCTTGACGAAGCAATCAAGGTACTTGAGTCCATCCTTATGAACCCCAACAGTTACGCACAGGTGCGGCAGATGGTCATTTCGCAGGGGTTGATCCCTGAAGATATGATCCCCGTGCAGTTTGACGCAGCACTTATCGTTTCTCTCCTCATCGCTCTGTACGGTCTGCAGGACAGGCTCAGGCAGAGGTTTGGTTCTGCTCCGCAGGGCATGGGCATGGGCATGGGCATGGGTCCGCAGAACGGCACTGGACCGATGGCCGGTGGGCCTCCACCGATGCAGCCGGCGCAGATTGTACCGAACATGGCTCGTGGCGGTCTAGCCTCGCTCGGTCGTGGCGGCGACACCGAACTGGTGCATGTAAACCGACGCGAAAAGGAGATGCTCCAGCGCATGGGCGGCACGGGTGCAGTCAACCCGAACACAGGCCTGCGCGAGTACAAGGGCGGCTTCTGGAAGACCTTCAGCGCCATTGCACCTATTGCGCTGATGTTCGTTCCCGGCGTCGGCACGGCAATCGGTGGGGCAATCACGGGTGGTTCGCTTGGAGCTACAGGCTCAGCAGTTGTCGGAGGCGCGGCACTCGGAGCCGGCACGGCGGCAATCGGCGGCAATGACCCGCTTAAAGGCGCGGCATTCGGTGCAATCGGAGGCGGCCTCGGTAAGGCAATCGGCAGCGGGGTCAATAGTGCTGCCGGTGGAGGCATAAGCTCTGGCGTGCAGAACGTTATCGGTAGCGGTATTGCCGGTGCAGGTATGGGTGCTCTTACAGGTGATGGCGTAGGTCAGGGTGCACTGCGCGGTGTGGCCGGCGGTGTCATCGGTAATGCCGCTGGAGAACTTGGCTCAAACGTCGGCGACCGATGGGGCAACGTAATCAGTGGCGCGGGGCGGGCTGTCGGCAACGCAGTAACCGGTGGAGCATCTCCGTCCGAAGCGGCTATTGCCGGTCTGACGGGAGGCATCGCCGGAGGGCTCACTTACGAGAGTCCGAACATGGAAAATATCTCAGGGAAAGACAGCTCACGGCTCGCCTTTGACGCGGAAGGTAATATCGTTGGGCCGGCCGAAGGACAGTTGGTGTATGGAACAGGCGAAGGTGGTCTCGGCATAAACGACGTCTACACCACGGGTATTGACCCGAAGACCGGTGCCACCACGTATGCAGAAACGCCGATGACCTACTCAACGACCGACGGCGTGCGCACGGCAAGCTACGAACCACTCTCACCGGACGCTGTTGCCGCTGGGGCAGGTGAAAGTTCCGGTCTGCTTAGCACAAAGGTTCCAGGAACAGGAATTTCCGTAGGCAAAGCCGCTACATACGGCGGCCTCGGTGCGCTGGCGCTCGGAGCGTTCTCAGGTGCACCAGAGGAAGTGCCGGAAGCAATATCTTCGATGTCGCCTGAACAGCAAGAGTACTTTGACCGTCCGCTCACCACGTGGGACTGGAATGCGATGAAAGCCGACGCCAGCCAGCAGGGGCTTGACCTTACGCAGTACATGGCACGCAACTGGGATGTTGTGCGCGGAGGCAAGTACGATGTTGTCGCCGCAGCCAAAGGGGGCGCACTCGGTCAAATGCGCGGGTACGCAAAAGGTTCCGGAAGTGGTCGTGCCGACACCATCAACGCTCGGCTCAGCGACGGCGAGTTCGTCATCGACGCGGAGACCGTAGCCCTGCTCGGTGATGGATCGAGTGAAGAAGGCGCACGGGCTCTCAACCGTATGCGCAAGGAAATCCGTCAGCAGAAAGGCAAAGCTCTGGCTAAAGGC